TGACATAACTGTTAATTTTTGATTATTTCTAAAAAAAAAAATCACTTTTACAGAAAAGAGATAGATAATTCAATCGTCAATTCAATTGAAACATCTTTTTCAATTGAATTATATAATTATAACTTTTGAAATATTTCTTAAAGCAGTTAAATTATAATGAACAATGTCTTCGTTATACTTTTATACAATTATTTTTCGTTTCATTAAATACATATCCTGAGTTACATTCACAAGAGTTGCTTTCTGGATCTTTCCCTGGTTTAAAAGACATATTGGGGATATTCGAACAGTCTCTTGTATAACAATAGATCTGGTTATTATAATTGATAGGGATATTGGGAGAAGTACAGACACAATTATTTGAAGATGGATCTCGTAAACCTTGTAAACAGTAATCTGAGCATAGAGACAATTTATTGTATGAATCTATTTTTTTCTGTATGTCATTTTGAATACTTTTGAAATTTGTTATTGATTCAGAACTAGCTTTACCAGAGTTTATAATATCAGTAATAATAGGATCATTTTCAATTTTTTTTACAGTATTCACGAGTTGTTGATAAGTATTACTATCAGACATACAATCAAAATGCTCAACTTGTTTATGTGACCAATAAAAATAAAAAAGTAGTATTAGTATTAGTATAATTAAACATATCTTTATCATTTTATATTACATAAGATAAATTGATTTTAGATGATATACCCAAAAGTCATTTTATCATCTGCTTTATGACTAATATTTTTCATGTTTTCAAAATAACAAGTCTGGGTAGATGGATCAAAAGAAAAGGCGTTATTAAAAAGTGGAAGTTTGTTAAAACAATCGAGTACAGTATTACCACTTGAGGTAGTCTTAGTAGTTGTAGAATCTGAAGTGGAATAAGGAAACATTATTAACGGTTTACCATTTACAGGTCCGGCACTTTGTATGACGGGACTCCCTATCGCTTTATCCAATAACGAGGATAAATTTCCTAAACCTGTTGTTTCATTATCTAATACAAGAGAACAATCTTCACAAGTGTCTTTTCCACATTTATTAAATCCTTGTTTGCATACACATTGATTTGATTTCGGATCGTTACTATTTCCAAAAGAAATAATAGAATTTGGATCAGTACATGGTATATAACAATAAGTCTTTCCATTCTGAGTAGTCTTGGTATATCCTTCTGGACAGTCACATATATTTGTAGCATCGTTATATTTTGCTTGATAACAGTAGTCTGAACACTGAATATTTGTTACTGACTTTACTAGTGTTTGACTAGCCGTTTTTATTGTTTTGTAAGCATTTAATGTGTCAGACTCGATGTCGGTATTAACAATGAGATCGTCTCCGTCTTTGATATCATTTTGAATATTAGTTAGATATGTGTTACATTTGGTGGATAAACAGAGTTTACAAAATCCAGAATTATTGATTGAATCTATGTTAGTTTGAATATCTTTTATTATTTTCATGAGTTTGATTGTATCAGGACTGTTTTGTTTGATACAGCGAGTTTTTGTTTCATCAAACACATACCCATCATCGCATTTACACGAATTACTAGATGGATCAGTAGTGTTTCCAGGAATAAAACTCATATTTGGGGTGTTAGAACAGTCTTGTGTATAACAATATATTTTATTATTATAATTGATGGGTATATTAGGACTAGTACATACACACTTTCCGTCGCTATATTGTCCTTGGTAACAATAGTCTTTACATTCTGGTAATTTATCATATTTAATAATGTTGTTATTTACATTAGTCTCAGCATCATTAAACTTTTTAATAGAATCAGAGCTTGCTTTTTTGTTATCTATAATATCTTTCACATCCTTATTTCCTTCAATAAGTTTTACCTTATTTTTTATATTATTATAAGTTAGCATATCGGTGATACAAGATCCAGAACTGACACTGTTTAACATTTGATTTAATTGAATCAGTTTTTTGGTATACGGTTCTAATTGATCGGGAGAATTTGTTTTGTTTTGACAAGAGCTGATAGCAATTATGAAAACAATCGCAAATAGAAATAGAAATAGAAATAATAGTAACAGTTTCATTTTTATTTATATTTATAAATTTAAAAATAATTTTAATAATTGCAACCCTTTTTTTGTTTTACTATTTATACGTTTATAATTGATATGATGAAGAGATTTAAATGAAGTATGAAATAACTCTCCTTTATGTTTTAAGTCCATTTCAAAGATAGAGTACTCAATCTGACTAATTTGGTTTCTATTCACACACAAAGAAAATATTTTATAACCATCAACAATCCCTAAATCATCTATCAGATGTAATGCATTTAATTCGTTTAAATTTATCCCTATCTCTTCTTTCATTTCTCTATTAATTGTGTTTATATAGTTATCATTATCTATTTTATCCATCCCGCCTTTAACGATTCCTTCTTTTGATTCATTCATTACTTTTAAAAAATTAACAGAATATCCGCCTAAGCGTGTGACTATCTGGTCGTAGTGAACTAGATCTGAATATCTTCTTGCAATTGATATAAAATGATCCTCATAATGTTTGACATTTGTCCATTCTAATTTTTTAATCGATTTGTTATAATCTGATATATATTTCCCTTCTATTCCAGTTAAAATATAAGGAATTTTATTTTTAATGAAATATATAATTATACCTGCTCCTTTCATTTTTTTTTTATAAAAGATATTTGATTATATTGAAATTAAAAAAAAAAAATATTTAATATAAAATGGAAATGGAAATGGATCGCTTATTTTTAGCTTTTATCGTATTTTTATCATTTTGTGCAATAGTGAGTATTATGTTGCATAAAAAAGACAATGCGTTTGGATATAAACAAATGGATGGGCCTAAATTTTACGGATGTAAAAAAGTACACGAAGCACCTAATAAAGATAAAAATATCTACTCAAATGCGAGAGAATGTTTAGCAAATTATAAAAATTGTACAAATCAGTGTCCAAAACCTGTTGATCCTTTTCCTCCTTTTCAACCAGGTCCTGTTATACCTGCTGATACTTTTAGTTACTTTTAGTTACTTTTAATATTTTTTTTTTATATTTACTAAATATAAAATGGATAAAAAAGGAAAATTATACAGAATTCTTAAACATGCTGGCATAGGTATCCTGTATCTTCTCATTTTCATTTTTATGATAATCATTTCGACTACTTTACCAGATTGTTATGATTCTAGTAGTTTATCAGACACTTCAAAAAAGACTATAAAGAATTTATATTATTCTATTTATATAATTGATATCATTTCATTAGTTTCAGTTGTAGTAAACTATTTTTTAGCGAGTACTGATGGTCAAGGAAATGCGACAGATAAAGATAGTGGATTATACTTATGTTGGTTTTTGTTATGTACTAATTTTAGTATGTTTGTATGCGTATGCTTTTTATTAAACACTATTTCTAAAGATAATTTCTGTTCTGATATAGCTACCGTAGGTGATGATGACATTAAAAAGTGTAAAACGTTATGCTGGGTTATGATTTTTATGTTATTAATAGCATTAGGAGTCGGTTTGTATTTATTATGGAAATATTACGAAAAAACGCCGGAAGAAATCGTAGCAGAGGCTAACAAGATTGCAAGTGAAGTATCAAACTATAAACTAGAAAATATTGATCAATTTGAGTGTGCAGATAACTATAAAAGAAGTATTGACACTCTTGAAAATGCGAAAAATTTTGTAGAAAATAATACAAGAGAATATGCATCATATACTCGATCAATTAAGGAACTAAACAGATTTGTTAGGTATTCTATCGTACACGATAATGTAAATAAAGATGTAATTAATAAATTAGATAATTTTGATACAATATCAGATAAATACAAACATATTCAACAACAGATATGTAATAATAAAAACTATAAAGATGAAGAAAAAATTTATGGACTGGAATTGATACGAAAAGATAAAAATGCTAAAATGAGTCCTTTAGACTGTGCTATGGTTGATCAAAAAATAAATACAGATGTTGTTAAAATATCGAGCGAACTAAAATTAAAAGAAGAGAAAGCGATGCAAGAACATGAAAGAGAACAAAAAGAATTGAATGACAGAGCAATGGAAATTAAGGCTAGAGAAAGTCTTAAAGAAAATTTAGAAAAAGAAAGAGAAGAAGCAAGAAATATTTCAGAACAACTCGAGAGTGTTAGGAAAGAAAAACAAAAAAAACAAAAACGTTTAGAAAAACATTTGGAAAATGAAGAGAAGTATCAACTTGAACCTCAAGTTGTTGAACCTCAACAATCTCAAGTTATCGAAAAGAAGCGAAAACTTGAACCCGAACCCGAACCTCGTAGTTTAAGTGAAGTACTCCAAACACATTCACAGATCCAAGAAGACAACGAAAGATTTGCAGAATTAGAAAAATAATTCCTTATTACTCTTTGAATCTTTAATTAAATAACAGTTGACTAGAACATTTAATTACTTTTTTACACCTTTGGAGATGTAAAAAAAATAAAAATAAAAATAAAATAAATATAAATGAATAACGAATCTTGTCATTATGCCCAAAAAAATCGTTCAAATTATGTTCCTATCCGAAATTTCGGAACTTCTTTACCAGCTGTTCTTCGAACTGATCCCGTTGCTTATTCTATTTACAGAGACATCGATTCTTTTTTCGATGAAGGTAGTTTAGCACGAAAGTACGGACCCGAGTCAAAAGAGAGTATGTTATATATGGCTGAAAAGTGTAGTAAGAATTGGGATGGTTCTTGTGAATTATTATCAAGAAACGATGACATTTCAAAGCCTAATATGGGCCTTGTAGAGTCTCCTGCATTTAGACACAATGAACCCGGAACGATGAGTATCGGAGACTATCTTGTGCTCAATTCAGCTACCAGAAAGTTTTGCGATTTTAATTCATGTTCTATGTCTGAGTCTTTGTATAACGTAAATGATCCGACAAGTCCCCTCGTGAAATCAATTGGAAATCAAAACTGTAACCCAGTTTGCAAACCTCCTACCAATCCTGATCAAGATATGTTGATGAATAAGATATTGGCACAGCCTCATAAGTATACAGATCTATTGTTGAATATGTATTACCATTGTCGAAATAATAGACAAGCTTACAAGAATACCAGAATCGAGCAGATTTTTAAACTATTTGATACTTTTTTTAGCCAGAAATAGATTTAGATTTATTCTTATTTTTTTTTTTAATATATAAAAATGATATAATTCTCATGGGGAGTGTGTTTATAAATATAAACTTAAGAAGTTACATTTTTATATAAAATGAAAGTTAAATTAGTATCTTACACAAAACCATCGTCTGAATTACTTGAAAATGGGATTGAGACAGTGAAAGAATTGATTGGTTATTGTGCCCGTGTATCTAATCCATCTAATCAGATGAATACGGAGACGGTTGATAAACTAATCTCTTATCTAATTCGGCATAAACATTGGTCTCCTTTAGAGATGGTAAACGCATGTCTTGAAATTGAAACCACCCGTGATATCGCTAGACAGATGCTTCGTCATCGTTCATTCTCTTTCCAAGAATTTAGTCAAAGGTATGCAGATCCAACTAAAGAACTGCAATTTGTGATACGAGAAGCGCGTTTACAAGATCCTAAAAATCGTCAAAATAGTATAGAAACAGATTCAGTAGATTTAACTACCGAATGGGAGACTAAACAACAAGAATTAATTGATCATTCGAGTAAAGTGTATAATTGGGCAATTTCAAATGGAATTGCGAAAGAACAAGCGAGATGTGTTTTACCAGAAGGAAATACAGTATCTAGACTTTATATGAATGGAACTCTTCGTTCTTGGATACATTTCATTGGTACCAGAACAGAATTAGGGACACAGAAAGAGCATCGAGAAGTGGCGTTAGAATGTGCAAGACTAATTTCGGATATTTTTCCGATAGATTTGTAAATTAGATTAATTTAAAATTAAATTAATCTTTGTACATCATTTTTTCTTCATCGGACATTTCCTTCCACATATTATCGATCTTTTTCATAAGTCTGGGACGTTTTTTGCATCTTGATTCTTCTTTTACGTCTTCGAGTTGGATAGATAAGTCTTCAATTCGATTTATTTTTTGAAAAATTTCTAATTGTTTGGTTAATATATTTTCTTTATAATTCAAATGATTCACAAATTGTCTTATATTTTTAAACTGGTCTTCAGTGTAGATCATATCAGAACTACGTTTATGGTTATTTTTTTCTTTTTTTTCTACTTTGTAGACTTCTTTGTCTTTTTCTTTCTTCCTATCACATCTTAAGAAGATTGTTAGTAAAAAAAACAAAGCGGATATTACAAAAAATAATTTTGTATCCCAATTTTCTGATAAATTAAGCGGGGTTTGGTTAAAAAATAATTCAATGAATTTGGTTTGATTTAATGTCTTCATTTTTTATTTTTTCTTAAAAAGATAAAATCAAAAATCAATTTTATTTATCTTTTGATTGCATTGTAGGACTTGGTAAAAGATAGCCGAGGCAACTTGATAATAAAACAAGCCAAGTATCGTTTTTAGCATTTGGATTAAGACTGATATTTATAATAGAAGCACATATTACAACAGAACATATCACTAATTGACTGATATAAACGACACAAGAACGTTGGTTATTTCCACACCAATGTTCTTTATCTGGAATATCAATTCTAACTTCTTCTTCTATTTTCACGTCAGCTTTTTTATGTTCTAGGGGCACGTTATAAGGTAATATGTTTTTTTTAACATCAGACATTTATAATAACATTTTTTTAATTTTATAAACAGTAACATTTAATTGTTTCGAAATAAACGAAATACTTTTTCCTTCTTTCCGTAAATTACGTACCGTTTCGTTTACTGTTTCGTTTACCGTTTCGTTTACTGTTACCATTAACTCTTTCCCTTTACTGGTTTGGATATACCCGTCAATTTTTATTTCTTGATTATGAATATTATCATGACAAGTTTGACAGACAGATATCAAGTTATGTTTCTCATTTTTATGCATTGATCCAATAAATCCGTTCTTATCAGCTCTCATTTGTTCTTTGATATGATGTATTTCTTCCGCTTTGTTTTTACAGATAGAACAAATATCGACAAATACTTCAGATGAATATCGTGACGTTTTTGTATCCACAACTGTCTTTGAAAGATGTAAATGTTCTTGTCGAATCGTATTTGCCAGATAAATGAATTCAGGTGGCATATCAAGAGATTTACATACTTCTAGACCGTACAAAGTCTCTCCATTTCCTTCACGTAATAGTCTATCATAAACTAGTATATCTTTCTCTTCATCATAATGGACAGAGATATGGTAAATTTTTACATTATTCAATCGAATGATGGTTTCCAGTTTGGCGACTTCATGTAAATGAGTCGCAAAAATAAAAGATGTGGAACGTTGAGATAACATCGATATTCCGGCAGATACGATAGAGATAGCAGAAACACTTTCTGTACCTGAAGCCACTTCGTCTCCAATCACCAATGACCGATCATTACTATATTTCAAAATGGATCGTAGTTCAGACATTTCAGCGACGAAAGTGGATTGACCTTTAAATAAATTATCACCGTTAGGGATGCGGGTGAAAATACTCTGGTACGGAAAATAAGTGAATGAGTCAGATGCGACGTGCATACCCGCTTGGGCCATAATCAAATTGACTCCAACCGATTTCATATAACTTGACTTTCCGGCTGAATTTATACCGTATAAAAGCATTCCTCTTTGTTCTTCATTCAAGTCTACATCGTTGGGGATATAAGGGATATCTTTTTGATAGACTTCGATTAAAGGATGTCTCAGTTTTTTTGCAGAGATAAAAGAATGATTATTGGAAATGACAGGGCGAGTATAATGATAATGAAGTGAGTTTTTGGCACAAGTGACGTGAAAATCGATTTGCGCGATAAAAGAAACGATGAGTTGCATGTCATCTAAACGGGTAAACGTTTCTAATTCTTTAATATATTTTTGTTTGACTAACGATTTCAGTTCGTTCATTGATTCATGTAATTCTGTTTGTTTTTGGTTCATATTCTGAAAAGATACTTTCAGTACTGTTTTGTTAGAAGAAGATAAAGGTTGAGATGTAAACGGATTCGATCGTTTTCCGAGTTTTTCTAGATACGTTTCGTACCTTTTTTTGGTGATGATGATTTGGTAATCTTGTCTTTCTGTCGTTTCTAGTTTAAAAAAAGAATCATTTACTATTTTATTTGATTCAATGATGATATTTTTGAAATAAGAATGAAGATCATCCACTTTTTGAGATAATTCATCGATATCTTGAAAATATCCTTTCTTATAAAAATTATGATACTGATGGTTTGTGCAAATACTCATCTTATCTAAATCCCAATGACTAGAATCGATGAATTCGATAGGGTCGAGTTTTACATCAAAGGACATTTTATCTACCATTTTCTGTATTTTTTGAACCGAGTCTAAACTCGTCAAGATAATAACCATTTCAGAAGGTTGTAAGATAGTCAAAGATAATCTCCGAAATAACCTTTCAAGGTCTTTGATGGAATGTAAATAAGGTCGAAATAGTTTAAATTGAGATTGATCTAACATCTTATCAGTCCTTTCGTATCTTTTTTCAATTTGGTCAGGATTGGTTAAAGGAAAGAGTAAACAGTCTTTAAAATATCTTTTTCCGATTGATGTGTCGCATGTATTTAATAGTTGTAATAAACTCGATTCATTACCTTGTTTTGGGATGATATTTAAATGTTCTGAAGATAAATTGGTTAGTTTTAAATATAATTCATTTTCAATAATTCGAGGTTTTCGAAGTTTCTTGATAATATTTTCGTTGTGTTCATAAGCGAAATTAATCAGATAAACAAAACTGGTCAATACATTCACATTTTTTTCTAGATCAATAAACTCAATCGGACTTAATAATCCTGTTTCTGGGTATACTTTTTTTAAAATTGCATTTTGAAAAGAAATGGTTTGAAATGGTTTGATATGAATACCTGAATGATCATGAAAAAAAATAGGAAAATTTAATTTAACAGCTGATTCTTCATAAATAACCACCAATTCTTTCGGTTGAATCAGAGAAATGATACGTAACGATTCTTTCTGTAAATCTCCTTTTACCTCCATAAAAACAAATGTTTCACCAGTTGTAAAATCGACGTAAGAAACAGATAAAAAGTCGTATTTTTCTTTATTACGATACCCTGTACTCACATAAAAACACATTAGGTAATTAGAAGAACTAGAAGATACATTTTCGATATCAGTAGAAGGGCTTATAATCTGTGTAACTTCTCTTTTCGGGTTAGGAGGCATTGTCGTTTGTTCCACCAAAACGATGGTATAATTAGAAGATATCAAGATTTCTGTAAATTTATGTAAAGAGTGAGAGGGAAACCCTGCCATCATCGGATTTGTACGAGAACATTCTGGAATCGATTTGTTTTTACGAGTTGATTGGATGTTTAGTAATGAACATATTTCAGTCATATTTGCACCTTCTTTCAGATTTTCATTTTCAATTGCATAGAATTCAAAGAACGAACCCACTTCCATTAGAACAATGATTTTCTCGTATAAGACTTCGTATTTTTTACAATATTCGACATATTCATCATAAATCATTTTTTTAACCTTGGTTTACCCTTTTATTTTATTTTTTTATATTTAAGTATGAAATTAAAAATAAACACAATAATAAAATGGCACAAAGTTTTATTATAAAATTGACAATCTCTTTTTCAATCTTTATCATATTTTACCTGATTGCATCCTATTTCAAAAACAATTATAAAAAAAAGACGGATAAAAATTTGATTCATTATGAAATGGGTGATATCCTTTTTTATACTATCATTTTACTTGGAAGTTTCTTTTCATTGGTGAATATCGGTATACAAACAGCGTCTTTATTTACCATCTTTGGATCTATTGGTCTTGCATTGGCTTTATCGTTACAGGGAATATTGACCAGTATCGCATCTGGTATTTACATTGGCATAAATGAATTATACCAAATTGGAGATAGTATACAGATCATTGGACCTAATGGTAAAGTTTTTACAGGAGTAGTAAAATCTTTCAATATGTTTAATACGACAATTCTTGATAATAATATACCATCTATCATACCTAATACTTATATACAAAATAACATCATACAAAAAATAGAATAAGTCTTAATATAAAAATGAGTTTACCAGATAAACTTCTTATCGTCGCTCATCCAGATGATGAAGTACTATGGGGAGGATTAAATCTATTATTACAAACAGGATGGTATGTGATCTGTTCTACCCATAGAAATAATCCTATCCGTTCAAAAGAGTTTAACAAAACGATGTCTTACACTGGTGTCACCAAATGGAAAATGTTTGACGTCAAAGATGTTGAAAACGAAGAAGATTATTATCATTCTGAATTTGAAAAAGAGTTGAAAAAAATATCAAAATATAAATGGAAATTGGTATTAACTCACAATGAAAAAGGGGAATATGGACATTTACATCACCAAACAGTCCATTCTCTTGTCAAAAAATATTTTAAAAATGTTAAAGTATTTACAGGTGATAAGAAAGTAGATTTATTAGATCGTAAAAGACAGTTAATGCAATACTATAAAGATACCCAAAATATATGTAAGATGATATACGAAGGTTATGGGAATCATCTTGATAAAGATAATAAAGAATTTTATTATTACGAAAAACCGTTTGTGAAAGAGAGTAAAAAGATACCACTTTTTATTCACCAAATATGGTTTGGAGATGTATTAGATAAGAAAAGTATTCGTTCTATTTTACTGAAGAAAGTAAAAAAGGTTGCTAAAGATAACCAGTTTGGCTATAAATTGTGGACAAATGATGATCTGACAGAAGAAAATTTCCCAATCACTTGGGAATATATCCAAATTGCTAAGAAGTATGGAAAAAAGAGGTATGCACAGATATCCGATTTATGTCGATACGAAATCTTGAATCGTTACGGTGGAGTCTATCTCGATTCTCTCTTTGAAATCAGTCCAAAGTTCTGTCGTTATATCAAAAAATATTCTTCTTTTTCAATGATTGTAGCAAATGAAGATCCTTGTCAATTAAACTGTAAATCAGGCGATAAATATTTATCAAACGGGTTTTTTGCATCTGTTTCAGGATGTCCTTCTTTACAAAATCTTCTTCATAGAGAGTCTTTAAAAAAAATTAATTTTAAAAATGATTATATTAACAAGGAAACAGGTCCTTATTTTTTTAGAAAAGGGATCGTTAAAAAGGATGTTCATGTTATTGACACTGAACTGATTTATCCTTTTATGACACATGATTCGGATTACAGAGAAGGGATTGAAAATCCGTGCAAAGAAATCGACTGTGTTAAAAAATTCAAATCGTTGGCAGTGTATCAAAGTGGTTACGGGTTTAGTTGGAATCCGGTATCAGGTTTGAAATAAAATTAATAAATCTTGGAATATTTTTTTCTTATCTTCATTTGATTTTGTTAAACTGCTTTCTATATGTTTTACAAGAGAACAAGCTTTTTTATATTTGATATATTCATCTTTATCATCTACCAATACTTTACAGATCAATTTAGTTCGATCGATTATTTTTTGTCCTATAGGGTTACGTTTTTTATATACATCTTTATTAACACCTTCTATATTCGTCTGATAAATAAGCTTTAACATATCTTCTAAATAATATTTCATTTTTTTAAGAGGAAGATGACTTTGTTCGCTTGATTTTTTATCAAGTATCTCATCTTGAACAAGATAGTTAGTGAACATAATGTCAACTAAATCAGTTCCTAGATATGAAAGATTAATTACTTTATATGTATTATAATTAAATTGTGGCACAAATTTCCCTTTGAAATTTGTATATTTTTTTACTATAAGAGGATTATCTATCATTTCCAAAAATTCATCTATTCTTTTATCCCATTTTTGAACGATTTCGTCACTATGTTCTCCTACCATAACATCGATATCTTTTGTATCGTTTAGATTTATTCCGTATCTATATTCCAACACTTTTTTAATGCCATAGCCACCGTTAATAACTGCATTTTGTTTTAATTCTTTTTTAAAAAAATCGATGAATAACGTGGTGACATACTCTTCTACATTTTCAACTGGTTCAAGAACATCTTGGGGTCGAAATAGAATATATTCTTCGATATTTTTACGAAATCTTTCAAATACTAAAAAGTTAGGATTCCAAAAATTAATTGAATTTTGTTGGTAGACTCCATCACACCGAGATGTTTTACATAAATTTCTTATCACGATTTTATCAATATGATAAATACTAAACCTTTGATACCTTTTATTTTTATCTGATAATGAAATACTGTAATAATACATTTTTAATTTATAAGAAGGAATTGTATCTTTATCTCTAGATATTTGACAAATATGATTTTTATCTATCAAGTAAGAAAACAGTTTTACGAATTCGTATTGTTCTTTTATAGTGATATATCCAAACGCAAACTTAAATTCGTATAAACACCTTTCGTTTATAGTCATATCATTGATATAAGGATGATAGTATATATCTTTGGATAAAACGAGAGTTGACATTGGGATTAGCTTTTCTTTTGTATCTAAAAACGCATTGCGAAAGAATTCTTCATTTTTAGCATTTATTTCTATTAAATGGATAGATTTTACGGTTTTCCATTGACGTATTGGACGACTGCTAGTTTCATAAGATTTAGCTACCTTATATTTACCAAACCAACTAATATTTCTCGCATCACATTTATCTGCCGACTCTTTAACATTTTTATTGTTATATGCGATAATATCAGTTGCAGTATGAAATTTAGATGCATACAATGGAGTATTTTTATTTAATATCATTTTATATTAAATAAATAAATTTTATTAGATTCTATTTTATAGTTGAATTTGTGTTAACTATCTGAAAAATATTATTCTGGATAAAAGTATTCGGTAGAAGATTTCACACTCTAGTTCCGTTTGAAATGAACTGGATACTATCTATTATTTCGTATAGATTATCCGCTGTATATCACTTCTTCTATTCTCTCTTTTTACTTGCAAAGAAAAATAACACGATTCAATGTTTGTATCACTTATTTTTCTTTGAATAAATTAAAATTTATTTAATAAATGAAACTAACTATTTTTTGGTTTATTTTATTAATATTATATATATACTATATGACCGATTTCATAAAAGAAGATAACGAAGATAATGAAGAAGATGTAAACGAAGATAATGAAGAAGAAGATGTTGAATCGCATAATAAAAATTTTTCGAAAAAATGTCTCATTCATACAGAACCCCATCTTCTTCCAATTTTATCTGGAGAATATACAAATTTTATTACAGATAAACTACTAATTGTTGCCCATCCAGGCGATGAAGTATTATGGGGTGGTTTTAATCTTTTATCACAAAGTGGTTGGTATGTTATTTGTTTAACCCATAAAAATGATAGAGTACGTTCAAAAGAGTTTAATAAAACAATGTCTTATACAGGCATAACAAAATATGAAATGTTTAACGTAAAAGATATTGAAAATAAAAATTTTGATCAGTCTGAGTTCGAATATAAACTGAAAAAATTATCAAAGTATAAATGGAAACTAGTATTAACTCATAATGAAAAAGGAGAATATGGTAATTTACATCGCCAAAAAGTGAATGAATTAGTAAAGAGATATTTTAAAAATGTTAAGGTATTTACAAGAGATCGTAAAGTAAAATTGTTAGATCAAAAGAGACAATTGATGCAGTATTATAAAGACACACAGAATATATGTGAAATGATATATGAAGGTAAGTATATTAATAGAGATTTTTATTACGAAAAATTATTTGTTTATCCTAAGAAGAGAATTCCGCTTTTTATTCATCAAATATGGTTTGGAGATGAATTAGATAAAAAGAATATTCGTTCCATTTTACTTAAAAAAGTCAAACACGTAGCAAAAGAAAACAATTTCGGATATAAATTATGGACAAATGATGATTTGACAGAAGAGAATTTTCCTATTACTTGGAAATATATCACAATTGCAAAGAAATACGGTAAAAAGAGATATGCTCAAATTGCTGATTTATGTCGTTACGAACTCGTTAATCGTTATGGCGGAGTTTATCTAGATTCCTTATTTGAAATCAGCTCAAAGTTTTGTGATTATATCAAAAAACATTCTTCTTTTTCGATCATTGTGGCAAATGAAGATCCTTGTGATTTAAACTGTAAATCTGATAAAAAATACTTATCAAATGGTTTTTTTGCAACAGTATCAGGATGTCCTTCTTTACAAAACCTATTACATCGAGATTCGTTAGAACAAATTAATTTTAAAAATGATTATATTAACAGGGAAACGGGTCCTTATTTTTTTAGAAAAGGGATAGTTAAAAGAGATGCTCATATCATTCAATCTGAATTAATATATCCTTTTATGACCCACGATTCTTCTTATAGAAAAGGAGTTGAAAATCCTTGTGAAGGGATTGATTGTATTAAAAAATTCAAATCGTTAGCTGTTTACCAGAGCGGTCATGGATTTAGTTGGAATCCTAACAGTTAAATTTTTTCTAAAACAGTTAGTCCATGATTATTCGTATATTCTTCTCTTAACACCCAATCTTTATTTTCTAATAAAAACTCATCGATCGCTTTTTGCAAACCACATAATATTTCTTCTTCTGGAATACCGGAGTCTAGACTTTGTTGTTTTGCATCCCAATCATTTCTTATTGTCTCTCCATGTACTTTATCAACAGTTGTATCATGCATCAGAATATATTTATTTGTTACTTTACTGAATTTAGCTAATTCTCTTTTTAATTGTCCGTATATATGCCACGTGTCAATAAAAACCAAATCGACGTTTTCTTTCACTTCTAAATCAAGATCATTCTTCAATTCATATGAAACATTAACATTTAAATCTTTTGATTTATTTAATAATTCGTTTATATCACAGGGATTAAGGTCATTTAATAACAAAGTTTTGGTAGATTTATTATTATTTAATAAGCCGTACAAAAAAGCCCAACTTGATACACACCCTCTAACTCCTAATTCAATGATACTTTCTGATTTCGTTGCATATTTATATAATGTAGGTAAATGTTCGTTGATATCACTATACTGATTGCATAATAATGAAAATTTACGTTTTACTTCTTCCATTTTATCTAAATTATAATTCTTTAATACAATATTTTTTTAAATCGTGCATATAATGACACGCAATTATTTTGTTTTTATCTATTTTTTCACCACAACATATGATGGTATTACCATTTCGATAATTAACCATTCCGTTATAATCACAAGCATAAAACAATTCATTTTCTTTAACTATCTCTTTTTCGTCAATCCATTCTTGTATATAATAAGAGATACACACATCACATGCAACACGTAAATATTCTGGACATATTTTAGCCCATTCTTCTACCATATTTTCTAACTTTGGATAAAGTTTGGATAATAATTGATTAGATAAAATGAAACCCGGTCCACCCGAATGATAATATAAATGTTTATTTGAAACATATCGATAATCGCCATCTCCTCCTATGTACAACATGTCATTGTAATTCAGTTTTTTGATATATTCAAGTAAACGATCGATAAAAATATAAGTATCAGTACCACAGCAATACACAAACTTAGGATCAAAACGTTCATAAACATATTTTAACCCTAAGTTTTGTTTATAAGATGCCGATAAATAGTCATTTGATATACCCTTTAAATAAATAAATCTATCGCCTATAAATTCAGTTTGTTCTTCGCCAAAAAAATATAATACTTTTATTCTTGGATCTTTCCCCCAACTTTCTTCGATATCTAAAATTTCTTGTTTATAATAATCAATAGTAGGACAAGCATACACGCATATATAAATTTGAGGACTGTTTTGATAGATTTTATATACGTAATTATGATTCGTCGTTAGTTTATAGTAGTTGTCAATCATATCTTGATAATCTCCTAAATTCAAATTAAAATCTTTTCGATATAAATCAATCATATGTCCGTATAAGTTCTCGTCGCCATGTCCGTAACTTTCTAGTGTAATTTTAGCGTATTGAATGATAGCATTCATTATTTTTTTACCTGTTTGGAGATCCATAGTAGTAAATCCTCCGGAACAGATATACTGATATCTTTGATAAAATTCTCTTAAATTATCGTATATAGAAGGATCCCAAAAACTTAATATAGTTATTGTAAATTTATGTCTTGGAAACTCAGCAATTTTATTTATTTTTTCGTATACTAAATCATTCGTGTACTGATCACTATTCCAAGGCTTTCTAGATAATAGACTAAAATCAATCCACGAAAAATAATTTGTATTAAAGTAGTTTTGTTCAAGAGTGTCTAATACAAACATAAATTTAGATAAAAGAATGATAGTTTCACATTTAATTTTTTCTTTGTAAGTATAAAATAATAACTCTTCCAATGAGATGATTATGACTTTTGTAAACTGTTCTAACCCTTTTTCTTTTCTGAAATCGTATACCATTTTTTCAATCTCATTGTCACCTACATAAATAATCATTTTCTGTTGAATAGATAATGTCCTTTTACCACTTTCAAAATAATCTTTTTTATTTATACCATTTTCAAAGTGATAATATGATGTAATAAAAGTGGTATTCATTTTTTTTTTATTTTATCTATT